TAAGAAAAAAATAATCCCTAAAAAAGTTGATAATATAGAAATAGGTAAAGTTGTATCTGAAACTGGAGATAGTGAAGTTAAAAATACAATGTTCGATGAAGGGTATAAGGGGTATGAAAAGAAAACAGGTTCAAAACCAGCTCCAGGTGGACCAGGTTCGGCATTTAATGAAATAGTTTCTGGTGAATTGGTTCTTATATTAGAAAAATATCCCAATACTACTGAAGAAGAGTTAGCAGATTATTCTCACAAAAGATTTGGAGCTACAACATTAGGTAAGGAACAAAAAGAAACTGCTAGTATTCCAAAAAACCCTGAGTTAGAAAAAAGAAGAAAAGAAGCTGTTGGGAATGGAACAACTAAAAAACCACAATTTCCAGAACAATATAATGAAGTTATGCAGGAAAGAGCATCATACTCTAAATCCAGAGTTTCAGCTCGTTCTGCTATAAAAAAACATAGAATAACTCAACAAAGAATTAAAAATCTTCAATCAAGTGTTGGATTTGGTAAAGAAACAAAAACATCTCCATTCTATGGAGCTGATGCTAGTATATCTGCTCAAGTTGATATGGTAAATAACGCAAACGGAAAAGTTTACTTACCAAATGGAACTGAGGTTGATAAAGATGATTTAAATAAATTTATAAAAGCAGGTGGTGGTGGAATGAATCCATCTGATACTGCAACTTTTGTAACTGATGAAAATGGAAATTTATTAGTACAATTTCATAGTGATAAAACTACAACTCAAGATATTCAAGATAATTCTACATTAGCGAATGAAGAGAGTAACTATAATTCCTACATTGAAAAATCTTCACTAAATGATGAAGATAAAGCTAAAGCTAACGATATCAATAAAGAATATTCTACTAAAATGACCTCTATTGAAGAAAAGTATAATAACCAATCAATTACTATAGCAAGTAACTTATTAGAGTTAGATACAGATAAGATAGCAAAAATCATAAGTAACGATAAGGGAACTTTGGTGAAAAATATGGATTATGCTTTATATGGTGAAACTGCGTGGAAAAAGGGTGACTTTACTCAAATAAATAAAAAATGGGATAATTATTTACCAAAAGGTGTAAAGCCCGAAGATTTAACAAATATCCAAAAAGCAGAAATGATATATAAATTTGCTGATGAAGGTGGTAAGTTAAATGCCCCAATAGTTAAATCAATTAACAAAGTTGCACTACAATATCAAGAAGAAAATCCTACTACGATTGGATTAGATGTAAAGAAACTATTATCTGAACAACGAAGAGAAGTTGTAGAAATGCAAAGAGAAAAAATTCAGGTAATGAATGATTATCAATCTGATGTAGATGGGGTTAATGTTGGATTGGGTACGTTAATGGAAGCAGAAGAAAATATTAGAGGATTTCATTTAAGTATGATGGATTATCCACCTAAAGCATATACAAAGGGGAATCCAAATTCAATAGCTGGTGCTTCTCTTGATGTAAATATGGGTGGAACTATTGTTAATGGTGAAGTTTTAAGAGGATGTTTGGGTGTAGAAAGTACAACTGAATTTAAGCAAAAGTTTCAATTAGTAGAAGAAGAAGCTCTAACATATGATAGTAATGAAAAGGATGAAAATGGAAACCCTACTGGTAATGTAACAGGTAAAAAGGTATTTACATATGTTGTTGATGGTAATAAGGGTAAAAAGGAGTTAGGGTATAAAACTTATAGGAGTAAAGAAGGTGCTGTTGGAAAGACAAGTAACACAATGACTTATTCAACTGAAATGCAGAGTTGTTTCAAATCTAAGAGTGATTCCCCAAGTATTTAATACTTATAGTAGTATAAAACTTTGAAAGAGACTGAATGAAAACTCAATTATTGTGTACTTTTACAAGTAAGGAAAAATTACAAGATACACTTCAACAGATTAGAGAAACATATCATATAGTTTACAACTACATATATGTTCTACAAAATAAATCTGATTTGGATGAATTGTTTGTAACCTATAATATAGATACGGCATATAAGCCAGAGAAGCCATTGGGTGATACTATATTAGTACATAGAAAAAAACAATCTAATACATTGTACACAATTAACGCATTAAACGAACTAATCAAAGAAGAAAATGGTGGAACTTTAGATAAAAGTTTTACTGTTGATTGGGATAAGTTTAAAAACTCCATCATAGTAACTAATGTTGATGGAACAAAGAGGATAAACACAAGAGTTTTTGATATTATAAAATTTTCTTAAAATAATTCACATTTTCCTTGGATATATGAAATCTTTTTCGTATATTTGTGTTAACAAATTAAATAAGTTATATGAAACAGCAAACTGCACAGCAATTCTGCGAAGAGAAATATCCGCAAACCACAAAAGAATTTAAAACGATATTAGATGAGATGTATGTCACCTTTTGTAAAAAGCAAAGGAACTACGGACCAGGTAATATATCAGTAGGTTCAAATTTAGAAACTGAAGATGATAAAAAGATAGCACTAACTGGGTTGTGGTTTAGAAAAAATGATAAAATCCAAAGATTATTACAATTAGTAGTAAAAGGACAACCTGATGAAGTTGGAGAGAATATTCAAGATACATACGAAGATTTAAGTGTGTATGGAATCATATCACAAATAGTTCAAAGAGGAAAGTGGGCAAAGTAATTAATTTAAATATAAGTGAGGATATGATAACTACCTCTGATTTTGATAATACTAAATTCAGAAAACATAAGTTAGTTATGCATGTAGCTGAAACTGATGTGATGAAAGAGTTCGCAAAAGTTGTTACTCAAAATGGAGGAGATATATTAGAAATCGGATTCGGAATGGGTATATCAGCTACAGAAATTCAAACTTATAATATTAAATCACATACGATTATAGAAAAACATCCCGAAATATACGAAAAAGCTTGTGATTGGGCTAAAGATAAACCAAATGTTACTATATTACATGGTGATTGGTTTAATATAACTAAAACATTAGATAAAAAGTTTGATGGTATATTTCACGATACTCATAGGGATGTTAATAAAGAATCATTCCCAATACTATCTACTAAATTAGCAAACGAAAATTGTATTATGACTATGTTTAACTATGGTACTAAAATGAAATTCCCAAATACAGATGTGGTAAAAGTAAAACTTGAAGGAAAGGCAAAGCACTACTTTGATAATGAATACTTTAACATAATTTACAGTCATATGGTGGATGGAAAATGGACCGGAAAAAATACTAAAAAAGATGTAATTTAACCCTAAAAAGTATGCCGTTTTTGGTGGAACGTTATACTTATATATGTAAACACCGCGTGTAGGATAGACACGTAAATAAAACCATTAAAACAATTAATTTTTAAACTTAAAAGGAGTAATTATGGCAATTAACATTGACGCAATCAGAGGTAGACTGAGCAAACTACAAAACACACAAAAGAAGAGTGATTCATTATGGAAACCTACACCAGGTAAAACGCAAGTAAGAATCGTTCCTTACAAATTCGATAAGGATAATCCGTTCATCGAATTGTATTTTCACTACAACATTAACAACAAAACTTATTTATCACCACAATCATTTGGTAGACCAGACCCTATTGTAGAGTTTGCGGATAAACTAAAAAGAATGGGTGATAAGGAAGATTGGAAAGCAGCTAAACAAATGGAGCCGAAGTTAAGAACTTTCGTACCTGTTTTGGTTAGAGGGCAAGAAGGTGAAGGAGTGAAATTTTGGGGATTTGGTAAAACTGTATATCAAGAAATTCTTGGATATATCGCAGACCCAGATTATGGTGATATCACCGACCCAACCAGTGGTAGAGATATTACAATTGAATATCAATCCGCTGAAGAAGCAGGTACTTCGTATCCTGTAACAACTATCAGAGTTAAACCAACTCAAACACCTTTAACTGAAACTGCTGAAAATGTTCAAAAGTTTTTGGAAGGACAAACCGAAATTACTGATTTATATTCAGAGTTATCTTACGATGAATTAAAAGAAGTATTAGAAGGTTGGTTAAATCCAGGCGCAGCAAATGAAAATGCTGGTGAACCTTCAGTAACGGCTCAAACCCTTTCTCAACCAAAGAAAGTAGCAGCCCCAGTAAAAGATGATTTACCATTCGATGTAGATGAAACAAAACCTGCACCATCAAAGAAAACTGATGATGTAGCAGCTGCATTCGATGATTTGTTTAACGGATAAACCCCAATAAATGGCGAAAAAAGAATTAGATTTAGCGGACATCCTAGCGGGTGAGCTTAACAAACAAGCGAAAAATAACAAAGTAGCATTCTTCTTAGATGAGGACGAAGCACCTACAAATGTGCAAGGTTGGGTATCTACAGGATGTGCTATGTTAGATGTAGCAATTTCAAATCGCCCTTATGGTGGTTTTCCTGTTGGTAGAATAGCAGAAATAACTGGATTAGAACAATCGGGTAAATCATTAGTATCGGCTCACCTCCTTGCAGAAACACAAAAGCAAGGTGGTGTAGCAGTTCTTATTGATACAGAAACAGCAGTAAGTAGAGAATTTTTAGAAGCAATCGGTGTTGATGTTTCTAAACTTCTTTATGTATCAGCTGATTCGGTTGAACAAATCTTTGATATGACTGAAACTATCATTGAGAAAGTTAGAGAAACATCTAAAGATAGATTAGTTACTATTGTAGTAGATTCCGTAGCAGCCGCTTCCACAACTAATGAGTTAGCAGCTGATTATAAGAAAGATGGATACGCTACAGATAAGGCAATTATTATATCTAAAGCAATGAGAAAGATTACCAATATGATTGGTAGACAGAAAATCTCATTGGTATTCACTAACCAACTTAGACAAAAGATGAACGCTATGTTCGGAGACCCTTGGACTACTTCAGGTGGAAAAGCAATTGCTTTCCATGCTTCGGTAAGATTAAGGTTGAAGAATATGGGGCAAATCAAAATGAAGGTAAATGGTAAGGATAAGACGGTTGGAATGAAAGTTCGTTGTCAAGTAGTAAAAAACAGAATGGGACCACCATTAAGGGCGGCTGATTTTGAAATCTTCTTTGACAGAGGAATAGATAACTACGGATCGTGGTTAGGAGTAATGAAAGAAAATAACTTAGTAAAACAAGCTGGAGCTTGGTACACTTATATTGATACAGAAACTGGAGAAGAGTTGAAATTTCAATCTAAAGATTTCATCCTTATGATGAAAGATAAAGAAGAAATTAGAGAACAAATCTATAAAAGGATATGTGAATCAACAATTCTACAATATAAGTCAGATACCCTTGATGTTGAAGCAATGGAAAGGAACTCTGATGGTGCTGAAGAAGAAGCATAAAAATAAATTATGAATAAAAAACTATTTGAGATGTTAATGAAAAGTGCTGAAGCTGATAAAGCTAAAGCATTATTATCACTTGAGTTATTAGGAGATAAAGCAGTTGGTATAGGTGACCATTCTACTGGAGATTTCTACAAAAACGCAGAGGAAGCTCTGATTATGTTAGTAGATGCTGATGATAGAATATCATGCTTAACCAAATACTTTAATTCTAATAAAAGTAGTAATGTTATAAACGGATAAATGAAACAACTATACAAAGACATAATGAGTTCGGTTGAAAAACAACATGGACAGAACAATGACAGAAAACTAAACGATAGAGTATTAATTATCGATGGGTTAAACACATTTATCAGATGTTGGTCATCAATACCAACTATGAATGATGATGGTGACCACGTTGGTGGTGTCACTGGTGTTCTAAAATCAATAGGTTACGCAATTAGAAATGTTCAACCAACTCGTGTTGTTGTAGTTTTTGATGGACAAGGAGGTTCACTTTCCCGAAAGAAGATATTCCCTGCATATAAAGCTCAAAGAGATAAGAATAAACTTAGAGTAAATCGCCAATATAAAGATTTGATGAACGATGAAGATGAACGTGCATCAATGAAAAGGCAATTTGTTTGGTTAAATGAAATGCTAGATGTATTACCTTTAACTACAATGATTTACGATGGAGTGGAAGCTGATGATATTATGGCTTATATATCTACGAAACTTTTGAAGGAAGGTGAACAATCCGTTATAATGTCAACTGATAAAGATTTCTTACAATTAGTAGATGATGATACAATCGTATGGTCACCAACTAAGAAGAAGATTTATAATACTGAGTTGGTAAAAGAAGAATTCGGAATAGAATCAAAAAATCTATTACTTTACAGAGTATTAGATGGTGATAAATCAGATAATATACCAGGTGTATATGGATGTGGAATCAAAACAGTAGTTAAAAGGTTTCCTGAATTAACTGAAGATATTAAATTATCGGTAGATGATTTACTGAGTTTATCAGAAACGAAGAATAAAGAGAAAAAGGGTAAGATAAAAATATACAATGATATAATCGAAGCTAAAGACCAGATTTTATTAAACAGACAACTAATGCAATTAGATGATGTTGATATAAGTGGTAATATTAAGATGAATGTATTGGATAGATTTAACGAACCACTTTCTCCGATTTCAAAGTTAGGATTTATGAAAATCCTAAATAAATACAAAGTAATAGGCAACTTCGGAAATATAAACGATTGGCTGCGTGATACTTTTTCAAATATAATTACGAAATAATTTGGTTATATCAAATAAATTTCGTATATTGTACCAATATTAAATTAATAAAAGATAAAAAATGGAAAAATTAAAACTAGATGGTTTTATTAATCGATATAATCTCGGTGGTGAGGTAGAATCGGTAATGGTAAACTCAACTGATAAAAATGTATCAGTAAAAATGATTTCAGATGACAAAACCTTATTAGGTGATGTGACTGTTACAGAAAAAGAATTCCCAACTGGAGATTTCGGTATTTATACTACATCTCAATTAAAGGGATTATTAAGTGTATTAGATTCTTCAATTAAAGTAGAAGAAACAACAGGTGCACTTAAATTTAGTGATAAGGGAACTAAGGTTCAGTATATGTTAGCTGCACCATCAGTAATCCCAGCGGTGCCTGATTTAAAAGCATTACCAGCATTTGATTCCGATTTAACACTGGATGATGAATTTGTTAATAAATTTATTAAATCAAAAGGTGCATTAGCAGATGCTGATACATTTACATTTACTTGTAAGGATAACAAAGGTGAGATTATTTTAGGATATTCTTCAATCAATTCTAATAGAATTAGTATTAATGTTAATTGTGTATGTGATACGGATATCGAACCAATTGCATTTTCAGCTAAATATCTTAAAGCTATCTTAATGGCTAATAAAGGTTCTAATACATCATCATTAAAGATTTCCTCTAAAGGATTAGCACATCTTGCTTTTACAGATGGAGATTATGTTTCTAACTATTACTTAGTAGAGATTAAATAATGAGTTTTTGGGATACCGAACCAGCTAAACCTGAATTTATATTTGATGATGAGAAGCAAAAGCTCATTGAAAATATGGATTATCTTATGAAAATGTCTGTTGAAGAACAAACATTGTATAAGAAATGGGTTGAGCTGCAGGAGGATTCTATGTTTAGAGATAAATCTACCATAGCATCTTATTATGATTGGCAATGGAAACCAACTGATATCAATAATAAGGAACTAACCATTAAAGAAATTAGTGAGTTAGAACCTTGTATTGAAATTGTAGATGATAAAGATAATGCCACAAAGTGGACACATCTTCGTAGAATGATTCATACAATGAGTTGGACAGCTAATCCAGGTAGGAATGTTAAGATATTTATTAAAGATAAAAAAAGTGGAAAAGGTTTAGGATTAGTATCACTTGCTTCGGATGTTACATCTATGGGTGTAAGAGATAAATACATTGGTTGGAATAAAGATAATAAGTTTAAAGAAGGTAAACTTAATTATACAACAATGGCATCCACTATAGTATGTACTCAACCATTGGGATATAATTTCTTAGGAGGTAAACTTACAGCTATGATGTGTACACTACCTGAAGTTAGAGAATTTTGGAAAAAGAAATATGGACAAACTCTAATAGCTGTTGGTACAACTTCACTTTATGGAATACATTCCCAATATAACGGAATCCCACATTATAAAACATTAGGTGAATCAGCTGGTAAGATTTCATTAAAACCAGATGATGAGTTTTATGACCCTTGGCATCAATGGATAAAAGAGAACAGAGCTGAGTGGTATCAGAAAGCTATTACCAATGAAAGAATCCGTAATGGTAAAAATATGGGAGCTGGTAAAGGTGCTAGTGGACCTGTAAGTGGTATCAAACAAAAGATACTAACTCAGATTTTTAAAGAATGTGGTATAAAAGCTACAAGCTATCATCATGGTTTTAAAAGAGGAGTATATCTTGCTATGATGTATGAAAACGGACCTGAATTCCTTCGTTCTGAAATTGAAGAGAGTGATTTAAAGATGAAAAAGAAATTTACTGAAGGTATCGATTACATCAACAATTGGTGGAAAAGACAGGCAATTAAAAGATATTCTAAATTGCATGATAATAATAAAATCAAACCAGACCATCTATTTTATATAGATGCTATTGGTATGACTTGGGAAGAAATGAAAAACAATTATTTAAAAGAAGTAGGAAGATAATGAATGAAAAGGAATTTGTACAATGGTTACGTGGGTTCTTAGAAGGAATCCATCATTACAATATAACACCAGCTCAATTAGATACATTAAGAGATAAGCTAGATGAAGTGAAGCCAAAGAAGGCACTTTACGAATATGGTTTATCTTCTATATCTGATTACTGGACAACAAACAGAACATAATATATGGCATTTTTTGAAGAAACAGAAGAATCAGTAGATAATTCATTATGGGTAGAAAAATATAGACCTATAAGATTAGATGATTATGTAGGTAATGCACACCTTAAAGAAAAGATTGCACAATACATTGAAACTGGGGATGTACCTCATTTACTATTATTTGGTAGAGCAGGTACGGGTAAAACTACATTGGCAAAATTGGTTGTAAAATCAATTGAATGTGATTATATGATTATAAACGCATCTGATGAAAATAATGTAGATACAGTTCGTAATAAAGTTAAAAACTTCGCATCATCGCAAGGTTTTAAGAATTACAAAATAGTAATACTTGATGAGTTTGATTATATGACACCAAACGCACAAGCAATACTTAGGAATCTTATGGAAACGTTTTCAAAACATTGTAGGTTTATTTTGACCTGTAACTATGTTGAGAAAATTATTGAACCTATTCAAAGTAGGTGTCAAACATTCCAAATAATTCCACCAACTAAAAAAGATGTAGCTGTGCAAATGGATAAAATCTTAAAATCTCAAAACGTAGTTTATAAGGTTGAAGATTTAGTTCCAATTATAGATTCAGCATATCCTGATATTAGAAAGGTAATAAATACCTGTCAACTTAATTCATTTAAAGGTGAATTAAAAGTATCTAAAAATGATTTAATGGATGCAGATTTTAAATCAAAAATCATAGAAATTCTAAAATCATCAGATGATACTAGAAACAAATATACTAAAATAAGAAAAACTGTAGCTGATTCAAAGGTGCAGGATTTCACAGAAATGTATTCGTTACTTTATGATAAAGTAGATGAATATGCAAATGGGAGTGTAAGTGGAGTAATTTTAGTATTAGCAGAAGGTCAACACAGAGATGCGTTGGCAGTTGATAAAGAAATTCCATTTATGGCAACAATATTAAATATATTATCAAACACTAAATAAATTATGGCAAAACAATTGAAATTCGATGAATCCGCTAGAGAATCCTTAAAGAATGGATTGGATACATTGGCAAACGCAGTTAAGGTTACATTAGGACCAAAGGGTAGAAATGTTCTACTACAAAAACAACATGGAGCACCGCATATTACAAAAGATGGGGTATCTGTTGCAAGAGAAATCGAATTAGAAGATGTATTCGAAAATATGGGAGCTCAGTTAGTTAAAGAAGTTGCATCCAAAACCGCTGATGAGGCTGGTGATGGTACAACAACAGCTACAGTCCTTGCTCAAGAAATAGCTACATTAGGATTTAAGGCAGTTGCAGATGGGGCAAACCCAATGGAACTTAAAAAGGGAATAGAAGATGCAGTTAAGATGGTAGTTAGGGAATTGGGTAACCAATCCGTTATAATCGGTTCTGATAAAGATAAGATTAAACAAATAGCAACTATATCATCAAACAATGATTCTGTAATCGGTGAACTTATTGCTGGTGCTTTTGAAAAAGTTGGTAAAGATGGTGTTATTACTGTTGAAGAAGGTAATGGTATCGAAACTTATATGGAGTTAGTTGAAGGAATGCAATTTGATAAAGGATATGTATCACCTCACTTCGTAACCAGTCCAGAGAAAATGATGGCTACTTATGATAATCCATACATCTTATTATATGATGGTACGTTATCATCTATGAATGATATTCTTCCTTTATTAGAGGGAGTATCGCAAGAGAGTAGACCACTTATTATTATCGCTGATGATTTAGCAGGAGAAGTTTTAGGAACTTTAGTTGTTAATAAGATGAGAGGTAATCTTCAAGTATGTGGAGTTAAAGCTCCTGGCTTCGGTGATAGAAAGAAAGAAATGATGAACGATATTGCAGTACTAACTGGAGGTCAGTTTGTTTCTCCTGAAGTTGGTATTACATTAGATAACATAACATTAGGTGAGTTAGGTAGTTGTGAAAAGATTACAATAAGTAAAGATACAACCACAATTGTAAATGGAGGTGGAGATTCTGAGGGAATCATTGAAAGAATTACTCATATCAAAACATCTATTGAAAACTCTACATCAGATTATGATAAAGAAAAACTTCAAGAAAGATTAGCTAAACTAAGTGGTGGTGTTGCTAGATTAAACATCGGTGCTGGTTCTGAGGTTGAATTGAAAGAAAAGAAAGATAGAGTAGATGATGCATTACATGCAACTAGAGCAGCAATTGAAGAAGGTATTGTTGAAGGTGGTGGAATTGCATTACTGAAAATACAAAATAGTTTTGGGCTATTTGACAATAGTCAATATCAAAAGGAATCAAAATCATACTTAGAAGGGGTTGATATTATAAAAGCTACATTGGCTTCACCACTCGCACAAATCTTAAACAATTGTGGAGTTGGTTTAAAAGATGATGTTGTAAATTATATTAAAGAAAATGGTGGAGGATATGATGCTAAGAATGAGAAATTCGTAGATATGTTCGAAGCTGGTATAGTTGACCCTAAGAAAGTTACTAGATGTGCTATTGAAAACGCAGCATCTATAGCTGGAATGATTCTAACTACTGAATGTATGGTAGTTAATAAACCTAAAGAAGAAGTAAATGGCTAATTCAATGTTCACTTGGGTTCAAGTAGAAAACTTAAATAGTGGTTCTAAGGAAAAGTTAGAAAAATTATTATCACCTGAAAGTGGTTCGTATCAATTAGATGCATCTACTTTTTCAGAAAGATACTTTGATGGAAACGAACCATCTGAATCATATGATAAGTATTCTTTTAGAATAGATGAATATGGAGCTAAGTGGTGGTATATATCAGATTGTTATGATAATGGTGAAGATGTAGAATTTACTATTGAAAGTGCATGGTCTGTACCACAAAATCTACTTGAAAAACTAAGAGATTGGTTAGTTAAAGAAAATACAGAAGTAATTGTAAGAGGAACTTACGAAGATGAATCATATTCCCCAACAGGCGCATTTATATATGCAAAGGATTATGATGATATCGAAGATACCGATATAGAATTTGATGATATAGACTATGATAAACTTTATGAAGATGATGAATATAGAGATTCATTAGACCAAAAAAGATTTGATTTATCAGATAGTTTATACAAATCATATACAGAAACCCTAAAAGAAAATAAAGATGGCTAAAATTATAGGAATGAATGGTGGAGGTAAAAACACACCACCAAGCGGACCAGCTGGTCCACAACAACCAAAGATAGATTTATCTAAAGCAAAGGAAATGTGTTGTACTCATTGTGGAGGTACGATATTTATACCAGGTCAAAAGTTTTTGACTATTTCAAAAATTATTACTGGTACACCACAAGATGCTATTATTCCTGTTGAGATATGGTTATGTGGAGATTGTGGGGAAGTAAACGAACAACTATTACCTAAAGAATTTCAAACTAAAACAAATGGCTAAATCATTATTTGACCACATAAAGGCAATTACAAATGAACAGAATCCAAAGTATTTTGATACTTTAGAAGAAATGGATTTAAAGACATGGAGTAATTATATGATTCATAGATTTTTATCAATGAATTCTGATTGGATAGATTTAATAGCAGAGTTACAACCATATACTCAAGCCTTACCACCAAAAGCATTGTATTTAGCATACATTGGTATCCTACCAAAAGGTAGACATTATCTAAGATATGTTAAAGGTAAGAAAGACCAAAAGTATGAAGAGTGGTTGTTAGATTTATTAAAGATAGATTATGAATGTTCTAAAAGACAAGCTACAGAGTATTTAGAAATACTTTATGCAACTAGAGAGGGTAGAGAACACATAAAATATATCTGTGAAAAGTATGGAACAGATAAAAAGCAAATAACAAAACTAAAATTAAAGGTATAAACCCTTGTATATATGAAATATATTTCGTATATTGGTATCAATAAAAGTTATAAATGGGAGAACAGGACAATTTATCCAAATTTGGTAATTCATTTCAATCAAAAGTAATATCATCTTTATTAACAGATGAAAAATTTTTAGATAAACTTCAAGAAGTGATATCACCTAAATTTTTTGAATCTGATGCTAATAAATGGATAGTTGATGAAATTATAGATTACCACGAAGAATATAGAAAACCACCATCAATGGATGTTTTCAAACATAAGTTAGCAACGTTGGATAATGCTATTCTAAAAACAACAGTGGTTGAACAACTTAGACATGTTTATACTCAAATTGGGCATGTTGATTTAGATTACATCAAAAAAGAATTTACATCCTTTTGTAGAAATCAAAATCTAAAGGGAGTAATATTACAATCAGTTGATTTACTAAAAGCTGGAAACTTTGATAGAATTAAAGATTTAGTAGATAAAGCTATGAAGGTTGGTACTGAAACTGATTTGGGACATGATTATAAAGATGATTTTATATCTCGTATGGAAGATGTAAAACGTTCAACAGTCCTTTCTGATTGGAAACCTATTAATGATTTAATGGATGGAGGATTAGGACCAGGTGAATTAGGAGTTGTAGTTGCACCATCGGGTGTAGGTAAAACTTGGATTCTAACTGCTTTAGGAGCATCTGCGGTAAGACAAGGGTTAAGTGTTGTTCATTACTCAATGGAGCTATCTGAGCACTATGTAGGAGCACGATACGATACAGTATTCTCACACATACCATCATCTGATATAAAAGAGAAGAGAGATATAGTAGAAGAAAAAATTAGAGGATTAAAAGGAAGGTTAATGATTAAGTACTTTCCACCAAAAGGTGTATCCTCCAAAAAGATTGCACAACATATTGATAAGATGATTGCAGCTGATAATAAACCAGATTTAATTATATGTGATTATGCTGATTTATTATTATCACATTCAAATAAAACTGATTCAACATATGCTGAGCAAGGTGGTGTTTATATAGATTTAAGAGGACTGAGTGGAGAGTATGGAATTCCCATTTGGACAGCATCACAAACGAATCGTTCAGCAATAGATTCAGAAGTTATTGAAGCAGATAAAATATCTGATTCATATGCAAAGGTAATGAACGCAGATTTCATTATGAGTTGGAGTAGAAAAGCTAAAGATAAATTAAACAATACTGCTAGGGCTCACATTATGAAAAACAGGTTCGGACCAGATGGAATTACCTTCCCTTGTAAGATGGATACCAATACAGGTTTTATCGAAGTTTATGATGGACAATCATCGGAAGGAATGTTATCAACAAAGGAATCAGCTAGTGGTGAAAATCAAAGAAAACAATTGTTGCACAAAAAATATGTGGAAAATATGGGCTTTTCGAAGTCTACCACAAATGGGGATAGTATGGGATTTTAAAATACTATCAAAAAAAGTGTATGTATTAGGAGATTTTTCCTGTATATACTATAGTTATATTCACCGAAGATTATTTTCGGTATAATTCAAATTAATAATAAAAGCAAAATTTTATGGCAAATTCACAAGAACTATTCGAACAAATTAAAGAGTTATATACTCAATTCGAAGCAGAGCACAATGGAACAACTAAAGCATCTAAATCAAGAGCTAGAAAAGCAATTGGTGAGGTTAAGAAGCTTGTAACAGATTACAGAAAAGCATCAGTAGACGAAACTAAATAAAAAGTTATAGACAATGAGCAAACTATTTACAGAACGTATTCCGTTCAAACCATTTGAGTACCCAATATATCATACAGAAGGTTGGTTAAAACAAGCACAGGCATTTTGGTTACATACTGAAATCCCCATGTCTGGTGATGTTAAAGACTGGAATGAAAGATTGACTAATGAAGAAAAGCATTTGGTTGGTAATATTCTTTTGGGGTTTGCTCAAACTGAATGTGCGGTATCCGATTATTGGACTAATATGGTTACCGATTGGTTTCCTAAACATGAGATAAAACAAATGGCTATGATGTTTGGTTCGCAAGAAACAATTCATGCTACTGCTTACTCATATTTAAATGAAACTTTAGGGTTGGATGACTTTTCAGCATTTCTGCACGAACCTGCAGTTGCTGAGAAGTTTGAACTCCTTACATCTACCACAGCCGATTGGAAACATGAGGATTTACAAACAAATCCAAAGGCAAGACAAGAAGTTGGTAGAAGTTTAGCAATATTCTCAGCATTCGCTGAAGGAGTATCTCTATATTCATCATTTGCAGTGTTGTATTCATTCCAAATGAGAGATTTATTAAAAGGTATAGGACAACAAATGAAGTGGAGTGTAAGAGATGAATCTCTACATTCTAAGATGGGTTGTCAATTATTCAGACATATGTGTGATGAATACCCTGAATTAAAAGATGAATGTAAAGAATCAATCAATAAAGCAGCTGAACTTATTGTTCAATTGGAAACAAACTTTATTGATATGATATTTGAAAAGGGGAATTTAGAAAATCTTGATAAAGAAGATTTAAAAGAATTTATTAAAGATAGAACAAATCAAAAATTACAAGAGTTAGGTTACAAACCAATTTTTGAATTTGATAAAAAGAAAGCAGAAAACTTAGAATGGTTCTATCACTTAACTGGTGGACTTACTCATACTGATTTCTTCGCTGTTAGACCTACTGATTATAGTAAGGCTAATGAAGGAGAAGATTGGGGAGATTTATTTTAAACAATTAAATAATTAAAAATGGCTAAAAACTACGGCGATGAACATGGTTGGGAGTTGGGAGTTGATTTCCCAGAGTGGGCGAACACCGAAATCTATGTAAAAACCATCTCAAAAGGTTACTTACTTGAAGGTGAAAAACCAAAAGATGCATATTGGAGAGTTTCTACTAAAGTAGCTCAACGATTAAATAAACCACAATTAGCATCAAAATTCTTCGATTACATATGGAAGGGTTGGTTATGCTTAGCAACACCAGTTCTTTCGAATACAGGCACCGATAGGGGATTACCTATATCTTGCTTTGGTATTGATGTTGGTGATTCAATATATGAAATTGGTAACAAAAACTTAGAGTTAATGTTACTCGCAAAACATGGTGGTGGAGTAGGTGTTGGTATTAATATGATTAGACCAGCTGGTTCTAACATTACTGGCAACGGAACATCTGATGGTGTTGTACCATTTGCTAAAATATACGATTCTACAATCTTAGCTACAAATCAAGGTTCAGTAAGAAGAGGAGCAGCATCTGTTAATCTTAATATTGAACATGAAGATTTTGAAGATTGGTTAGAAATCAGAGAACCCAAAGGAGATGTAAATAGACAATCGCTAAATCTACACCAATGTGCGGTAGTAGGTGATAAGTTTATGAGAAAACTTCAAGATGGTGAACCTGATGCTAGAAGAAAGTGGGGTACATTACTTCAAAAGAGAAAAGCAACTGGTGAACCTTATATTATGTACAAAGGTAATGTTAATAAGGCAAATCCAGAAGCATATAAGAAAAACGGATTAAAAGTACATATGACTAACATATGTTCTGAGATTACTTTAC